AATAATAAAGGAACAGAAGATAATAGAGTTAGAAAGTTAGATTACTCAATTCAGTTGAGTGCATTATTTTATCAAAGGTTTATTGACAATGGCAAGATTACGCTTTTTTCTCCTCATGATGTGCCAGGCCTTTATGATAGTTTTGGTTCAGAAGATTTTGATGACCTATACGTAAAGTATGAAAACGATGAATCAATTCCAAAAGAAACAGTAGGTGCTCAAGAACTCTTCCTTGATTTATTGAAGGAAAGAGCAGAGACAGGTCGTATGTATTTGATGAACATTGATCATTGTAATACTCATTCATCATTCAAAGACAAAGTTTACATGAGTAATCTATGTCAGGAAATAACATTACCAACATATCCACTTCAACACATTGATGATCACCTTGGAGAGATCGCACTTTGCATCTTATCTGCAATCAATGTAGGTAAGGTTCAATCAGATAGAGAATTGGAAGACTTATGTGATCTTTCAGTCCGTGCACTAGAGGAACTCATTGACTATCAGGAGTACCCTGTAAAGGCAGCAGAAACCGCTACAAAGGCGAGAAGATCACTTGGTATAGGTTTCATAGGTCTTGCACATTATCTTGCTAAATTAGGTTTTAAATATGACTCACAGGAAGCATGGGATGCAGTTCATAAGTTATCAGAGTCTTTCCAATATTATCTAATCAAAGCATCAAATAATCTTGCAAAGGAGAAAGGACACTGTGAAAACTTTGGTCGCACAAAGTATGCAGATGGAATTCTTCCAATTGATACATATAAGAAGGACGTAGATGAAATCAGCAATCCTAAGTATCAACATGATTGGGAAGCTCTACGAGAATCTATCTTGGAGCACGGACTCAGGCACAGCACTTTGTCCGCACAAATGCCTTCGGAGAGCAGTTCCGTTGTGTCAAACGCAACAAATGGAATCGAGCCTCCTAGAGACTACCTGTCCATTAAAAAATCAAAGAAAGGGCCTCTTAAACAGGTTGTTCCATCTTATGGGAGCCTAAAAAACAACTATACTCTTCTTTGGGATATGCCTGATAACACTGGATATATCAACATAGTCGCTGTGATGCAAAAGTTTTTTGATCAAGCAATCTCTGGAAATTGGTCGTACAATCCAGAGCATTTTGACGACTCTGAAGTTCCTGTTAGCGTGATGGCACAAGATCTTTTAACCACATACAAGTATGGTTGGAAGACATCTTATTATCAAAATACAAATGATATGAAGAGTGACGAGATGGAAGAGGAAAAACCAAACCTTGAAGATCTCATAAAAGAAATAAACACAAAAGAGGAGGAAGAGTGTGAGTCCTGCACAATCTAAGTTAGATGGTATGACAGTTTTCAATACAGATGAAGTTAATACAAAGAAGCAACCAATGTTTTTTGGTAAGCCTCTTGGTATTCAAAGATATGATTTCTTTAAGTATCCTGTCTTTGATAGACTTACAACACAACAATTAGGATATTTCTGGAGACCAGAAGAGGTATCTCTACAGAAAGATCGTGGTGACTATCAATCATTACGTCCAGAACAGAAACATATCTATACTTCTAATTTGAAGTATCAAATCATGTTGGACTCTGTACAGGGTAGAGCACCCGGTATGGCATTCATTCCTTATTGTTCTTTACCAGAACTCGAATCATGTATGGAAGTATGGGGATTCATGGAGATGATTCATAGTCGTTCATACACCTATGTTATCAAGAATGTTTATCCAGATCCATCTGAAGTATTCGATACAATCATTAAAGATGATCGTATATTAGAACGTGCTGCAAGTGTTACTGAGTCTTATGATGACTTTATTAACTCTGCACATCAGTATGATCAAAGTAATTGGTGGAAACCTGAGTGGAAAAATGATACTTACAACGCTGAATATGAAGAGAAAGAATTAAAAAGAAAACTTTATCGTGCAGTAGCTAATGTCAACATCTTGGAGGGTATTCGTTTTTATGTATCTTTTGCTTGCTCTTTTGCTTTCGGTGAACTCAAACTCATGGAAGGATCCGCAAAGATCATATCCCTCATTGCGAGAGATGAAAACCAACACCTCGTTCTTACCCAAAATATATTAAAGAATTGGAAGAATGGTGATGATCCAGTGATGCAAGAGATCATGAAGGAAGAAGAAGAGTGGACTTATAAGATGTTTGATCGTGCAGTCAATGAAGAAAAGAAATGGGCTGACTATCTGTTTAAGGATGGTAGTATGATTGGACTAAACGATAAGTTACTTCAGCAGTATGTTGAGTGGATTGCAAACAGAAGACTTAGATCGATTGGACTTAAACCACAATATGATATTCCTGCAAGAAACAATCCTTTACCATGGACAGAGCATTGGATCTCCTCTAAGGGTCTTCAAGTGGCACCACAGGAGACAGAAGTTGAGTCATATGTGGTTGGTGGTATCAAGCAAGATGTGAAGAAAGATACCTTTAGTGGGTTTAAATTATAGGTCAATCTGATAGGGACTAAATAATGCGTTAGAAGTCCTTATGGATTATGAACATTGATTATGAAAATCCCTGGCTATACAAAGATACAACTTTCACTTCTGACGATATTGGCGATTTCTTCGGTTACGTCTACCTCATTACAAATAATGAGAATGGAAGACAATACATTGGACGTAAATACTTCTGGCAGTTTAGAACTCCAAAGGGAAAGAAACGCAAAGTAAAATCTGAATCTGATTGGAAAAAGTACTATGGGTCTTGTCCGGAACTTAAGGAAGAAATTAGACAATCTGGTAAACAAAATTTTAGTCGAGTTATCTTATCACTACATCTTACAAAGGGCAAAACAAACTACGAAGAAACCAGACAACTCTTCAAATACAAAGTCCTTACAGAGCAGCTTGACGACGGAACACCAAAGTACTACAATAGCAACATCCTCTCAAGATATTTTAGAAAAGATTATTATGGAACAGATAACTCCTGAAGTGGCACTCTATCAAGCCAGGAAGTGGTCTATGGATCGTTTAGATAACGCTAAGACTATTGGTGAGAAAGATGCAATATACAAAGAGTTTGAAGAATGGATTGAACTTGAACTTGGTGATGATGACGTTGAAGTTCTATACTTAGAGTCCTTATCAGAGTATTATAAAGACTGGGGTTGACAAACTAAAACACCTGTGTCATAATATGTTTGTTGGACGCAACATAGGGAGTGACTGAATAAACTTACTGGCAATCGCTGGTTAAGGTGATAAGACACAGGTGGTGCTGCACCGAGAGGTGAATCGACTCAACCAGTCGGGTCTTAGGCAAGGATGTATTTACTCTGTAGTAATGCCCATTCTTTGTTGGTACACAGGAATCCAACCTCCCCCTTTATTAACCTAAGATGCAACTCGAAAGAGTCGGGCAGATGGTTTTTTTTTATATACACTAAGAAATAATGCTAGTACACAGACCTTGGGGAACATACGAAACATTATTAGATGATGATAACTACAAAGTAAAAAGAATCATCATTCTACCTCAACAACAAATCTCACTACAATTTCACAATGATAGAGAAGAGCATTGGACTATTGTAAGTGGAACAGGAACTGTAAGAGTTGGTGATGATACATTTAAAGCAACTCTCGGATCAAGATTTTTTATAAACAAAACACAAATACATCGTGCAACAGCTGATAAAAATTCTCACTTAGTATTCATTGAAGTTCAATTAGGTGAATGTAGTGAGAATGATATTGTACGATTAGAAGACCAATATGGAAGACAAGAATTCATGCAAAATGATTAACGTAAGATGCAGAGACTGTAACAAAGAACTCAAAAGTAAGCCAGGAAAGACAATAACATGCGGATGTCCTAACATGTTGACCGTTATGGACGAACGTTTCACAGCAAATGACCTAACTAGGGTAATCATGTTAAACTCTAACAAAAAAAAGAAAGATGAAAACAAACTTTCACCACAGGATCGGGCCTTTCATGAGAAGAGGCAAAGAAGAAAGATCCGAAAACTTGATTTTGAAGTCAGGTAGGGTAATATGATTAAAGCATTAATAAGGGAGTTTCCCGTCACAGACTTAATAGAAATTTCTATGACAGAAGAAAAGATTCGTCAAGTTGCTTACACTAAAGAAGAAGTCAATCAACTAATTGCAGAAGCAGTTGAAGAGGCTAGACGTATTGATGAAGCATCAATGGCAAAACATAATCGTGATGCCACTGTTATCAGTATGATACTTGGATTCACAGCACTCGCATTGTTTGTAGATGGTTTACTTCGTATACTTGGAATCATTCCACCATTTATGCATATCGATGTAAATATTCTTGACAGGATTGTTGAAAGAGTTGAGAGTGATGTTATAGATAAGGTAAGACAAGTTCCCATACAAAAGATATTCCAATCAAATTTTAAATGAACGACTTAACAGTTCTATTATTTTTAGTCATGTTTGCTAGTATAGTAGGCATGACTTTTGCATTTATGTTTACTATGATGAGATCTACATTGAGAGAGTTTGATAAGCCTAAACAGGTAACAAATGTTCATCCAGAAATGCAGGATGTTAAAACTGGTGATGAACTATTAATTTTTAATGTAGATGATGATGAAGATGACGATGGTGATATTTTCGTTGTTAGAAAATGATATATAATACAATATATTAAGTTTGTTTCCAATGTCTAACAATAAGTCTAATGATGATAATCTACTAAGAGAAGTTATTGGTGATTATAAAAATGATAAAAAAACACAGAAAAATTTGAATGAAGAGGGTGAGAATGATGAGTATGCTGAGTTATATCGAACAGGTAGGGGTTCTGACGCTTGACAAGGTGGTAAAAACCATCTAAAATAGCTGCGTCAACCATA